AGCTTATCGTTTTGATATAGACGTAGTGCCTAACGGTACACCTTTGAAAGCAGTAATCACCAACCATACAACGGGCGAATCACGGTCGCTTAGTTATCGTTATGTTAAAGAGATTTGGATGCATAACAAGAACCCGGATCGGACTGGTGATAGTTATCGAAAAGAACATAGCTCGCATTGGGAGCAAGTGAAGTTCGACAATGCTATCCAGTTCAGCAAAGGCGATCGATACTCGCTGGTATTGTCATCACCTGCCGGCTCCGGCTTTGTCATCGAGACAACTATAGACGGGTTGTTGACTTCAGACGTTCAGAAGCTTCCGAATAGCATGGCCGAATTTTCTACAGACGATGGTAAAAACTGGAATCAATTTCCTACCGGGTTTTCCGATCTAACGGACATACGTTTCTTTTTTGTGAATCAAGGCGTTCAGCTCGATGGTGGCGGCAAGATCAAGATACTGGAAGCAGGCAGCACAGATGAAATAGATGCTGTTGAAACGGCAGGCCGGTATATCCCAGACCTGAAAACCGATGGCGACCTGCGGACAACACTAAAACAGAACTTCAACTACGCCCAAGGCAAGGGGCTCGAGGTGCGGGACGGCGTCATCCGTCACACGTTCATACCGACCGACAAGGGCAGTGTGCACGTTCAAGGCTCTGCGAAAATCGACAGCGGGTTTCAGGAATACACGGTGTCGCAGGCGATGATGTTTGCTAAAGACTTCGATCCGATGCGTGGCGGTAAGGCTGGTTTCGGCTTATTTGGCCGATCAAGCGGTGAGAAGGTCGCGGGCCATGTCATCAATCCTGCTGGCTGGTCGTGTCGGCCAATGTGGAGGCCAAGCGTGAATGAAGGCCACGTTGCAATGGTGCTCTATACGTACAACGCTGACCGAAATCTATCGAACGGCAAGAAATACGGAGATGATCATTTTATTGTCGATGTACCGCTGGGCGAGCTTTTCAATCTGGATTTTACAGTAGGGCTCAACAAGTCAGCCGAGGAGTCGAGTGGCTTTATGGCTGCATCTGTCGACGGCCAAGAGATGATGCGCGTACATGGTATCCAGTGGCAGGCAGAGGGCACGCCCGGCGATGGCGTGGAGTTGGAGTACACCGGCATGTTCGGCGGTAACGACAAGAGCTGGGCACCTCCGTCGCCTCAGTACATGGAGATCAGCGACGTGGTTTGTAGCTGGAAATGAACACTCATGCGCCGGTACCGGGTAGTGACTAATGGCTGCACACATTGATGAGCGACGAAACTTCAGAAAATCCGATTCCAGCGGCGCGGATGACGGATCAGCACGTGGACGACGCAATCACTGCCAGTCAGGTCGCGCAGTGGAGGCGCGATCGTCAGGCTTCGCGTCAGGTGGTTTATGGGCGGATGCGAACCGCAGCGCTATGGACAGGGAGGAAACTGCATTGGTTCATCAAAAACGCGAAGGACATCGTGTCATCAATGGCGCTAGTCACATCAGCGCTCGCGGTGGCGGAATTGGCTGGATGGATCGACCTGGCATCCTTCCCGGCGTGGGTATCGGATCTGGCGGCAGCCATGCGGGAGGTGTTTTGATGAGTATCGGGAATCGGGTGCTGGCAGTTTTCTTTGGCGCTGTGCTGGCGATCATTATCACAGCGCTCATATACGATCGGTTTGCCCCTGTTTACTCAAACGCTCGCTTAACCGACGTCTACATCGAGGGCGCCACTGTCTACGGCACATTGAGAATGGGCAAGCACCGAGACTGCACAGCTATACAGGGCACGTTGGTTGCGTTCGCGCATTTTGTTAATGTCCCGCAACCGGTTCGCTACGTCGATGGATCGGGTCAGGATCTTAAGTTGCGCGACCTGCCGTCTCGAAAAGAAGAGTATGCGCTGCCCGTAGGCTGGAAGATGCAACGATCAGCACCGATGCCCAATGAAGTGTCAGTGACGTTCCGTGCAAAATGCGGGATATTCACACGGCGCTATACGCTTGGCCGATTCGATGCGACACCGGTTTGATGGCGACGCTGCATAACTGTGACAGGAGATAAAATGGCCGAAATGACTGGCGAGTACAAGCTGGTGATAAATAGCGCTCAAGTTGATGGCGCTATAGAGAGGCTTGAGAAACTAGAGCAGATAGCACTGCGCCTCAAGGCCATGGGAATATCTGTGGAGGCACACGAGCAAGGCAATCTGACAGACTTGTCTGATGAGGACCTGCTGCGCGAGATAATCCGCCGCAACCCAGTCGGCCAAGGCCCCACGAAATCTGAATATGACAGGACCATCCGCGAGACCACTATTGGTATCGGTAACGATCACATGGCAACGATTCGTCTGCATAAAGATGATGTTGCGGAGTTGAAGGCAAGGGGATGAAGATCAAACCCGCACCATCGCCAGCATTCGAAGAGCAGATGTGCTGTATTGGCTCTCATCACTGGAGTGTCGCGCGTCTTGCTCAGTTGTCTAGCGAACTGCCGGTATTCAAGCTGCCGATTGCGCACATGAATCTGAGCGATGTCATTCCATCTCAAACGTTGCGCCAATTTGCTGGCCACATAAAATCGGTTGTTGACGCTGATATGACAAAGCCGATCATTCTGTGTGAAGACGGCGCCATCATGGACGGCAGGCATCGCGTTATGCACGCTATCGTGAACGGCCTGGATTCGGTGAAGGCTGTTCGGTTTGATGTGGATCCAGAGCCGTGTAGGATTGATGATGAGTGACAGACCTCTCACTGACAAGCAGGCGAGATTTGTTCAAGAGTACCTTGTGGATCTGAATGCGACTCAGGCCGCTATACGCGCCGGTTATAGCGTAAATACAGCTCAGCGTATTGGTTCAGAAAACCTCTCAAAACCTGTTATAGCGCGCCATATTGAGCAATTACAGGCATCTAGGGCAAATGACACGGCATGGAACGCGACAAAGGTGCGTGAGCGCTTAGAGGCGATGGCGGATCTCGATGTGGGGGATATACTCACTGATGATGGAACGATGCTGCCCGTTAAGCAATGGCCGAAGATTTGGCGCATGTCAATATCAGGGCTGGAATTGGTGGAGATGATGTCGGGTGACATCTTGTCTGTGTTAAAGAAAGTCAAGTGGCCTGATCGTTTACGCAATCTTGAGCTGCTTGGCAAGCATGTAGATATAAGGGCGTTTGGTGAAAGAGCGGATTCGGACGAAGACAATCTAGCCGAGCCCAAAACAGTGATTTACAACGTAGCCGAGCCAGTAGCAGAAGTGAAGGTGACAAATGCAGCCTCTGACGCTTAGCAATCCACAAGGGATATTTCTACAAGGGTTGAAGACCAAGTTTCGCGCGTATGTGGGCGGGTTTGGTAGTGGGAAGACATTCGTCGGCTGCCTCGACTTGATCAACTTCGCTGCAGAGCACCCGGGTACGGTGCAGGGTTATTTCGGCATCAGCTACCCATCAATACGAGACATATTCTTTCCGACATTCGAAGAGGCAGCGGAGATGCTTGGGTACCGTGTCGTCATTCGGGTGGCCAACAAAGAGGTGCACATATATCGTGGATCAAGGTATGTTGGGACAGTAATTTGCCGATCAATGGATAAGCCTTCGACGATAATTGGTTTTAAGATTTCACGCGCCCTAGTGGATGAGATTGACGTATTGCCGACGGATAAGGCAAAGATCGCATGGCAAAAGATCATCGCCCGGCTGCGCTTGGTGATAAAAGGCGTGGTCAATGGCATTGGCGTGACAACCACCCCAGAAGGCTTTCGGTTTGTTTATTCTTGCTTTGCTGAGAATCCAACTGATAGCTACTCAATGGTGCAGGCAAGCACTCATGAGAACAGGGATCACTTACCGCCTGATTACATACCATCACTACTTGAGACGTATGATGAGGAGCTTGCTTTGGCCTATGTTGACGGAAAGTTTGTCAACCTGACGTCTGGCACTGTTTATCGAAACTATCAGCGCGAGGCGTGTGGCAGCAATGAGGAGATTAAGCCAAAAGAGCCGCTCTATATTGGGCAGGATTTTAATGTAGGCAGGATGGCGTCAGTGGTTTATGTTCAGCGCGAGCAGCAGCGTGAAAGCGTATGGCACGCAGTTGGAGAAATAACAGATGGTGAGGACACGCCATCTACGTGCGAAACAATCCACAATCGATTCGCAGGGCACGCAATTTATATCTATCCTGATGCAAGCGGAAAGAACCGAAACAGTACGGGCGCATCCACATCTGACATAGCGATACTGGTAAAGGCGGGGTTCAAGGTTCGCTCAAGGTCGTCAAACCCGCTGATAAAAGACAGGGTTCTTTCGGCAAATACGGCCTTCGAAAAAGGCCGTGTACGGGTGAACGTGCGGCGGTGTCCCAAGTTCGCTCAATCATTGGAGCAGCAAGCCTACGACACGAACGGTAAGCCGGACAAGTCAACGGGTCACGACCATCTAAACGACGCAGGGACATACCCTATTGTTTACGAGATGCCAATCAACCGCCCATCCATAACATCCAAGGCCCTGCCAGGATTCCACTAATGAAAAAACACAGCATAGACGTCGGCAGCGGTATCACGACGAAGCATCCCCAGTACCTCAAATACTGCCCGCGTTGGATGGAGATGGAAGACTCTCTGGATGAGCAGGATACTATCCGCTCGAAGGATGAGAAGTACCTGCCAATGACGTCTGGCATGAAGGGCACAGACGGCAAGGGTAATGATCGCTACCAGGCATACAAGAACCGAGCACGCTGGTACGGGATTACTCGCCAGACGCTGACAGGCATTGTCGGGCTGATGTTCGAGAAAGACCCGAACGGTGCAACTGACGACATTATCACGCGTTCAGGGCAGGCGAGTATTGAGCTGGCGCGCGATGTTGCTCGCGATGTGACATCGTTTGGCCGCTCGGTGCTGGTTGTGGACGCACCCAAAGTTTCGGGTGTGCCGTTCATTGTCCGCTATCACCCGAAGGCGCTAATCAACTGGAAGGTCAATCCGCTGAATCCAGCAGAGTGCTTGCTTGCCGTGCTGCACGAAAAGCAGCCAGACCCTAAGTCTGACAACGAATACAGCCACGATACGGTTGACCGGTTCCGTGTTTATCGAAACATTGAGGGTGTAATCACGGTCACGGTCTATGACGACAAAGAGCAAGTCGTCGAAGAAGAGCG